CAGTATGATTACCGAAGTCAGAAACGTAAACGTCTGCTGCACCAGTAATTGAAGCCTGTGCTTTAACTTGTACGTCTACAAACTTAGTAGCAATACCAGCAAAGCCAGAGAAACGTGACTTGTTAGTTGCTGACATAAGGATTGTTGATGGCTCGCCACCGTCTGTCCAAGCTAATTGTAAAGCTGACTTTAAGTCTGCTTCAATGAATGTTACTGAAGTACCGTCTGTAGGAGCTGCAACAATACCGTTTACGAAGCCAGGTGTTGTACCTGCTGTAGAACCTGTAGCTAATACTCGGTTAGTAATCCAAGACTCAATACCTGCTGATGTACGAGCTGTTGCTGGTCCACCTGCTGATGATGCTTGGTTACGTACTAAAGCAAACTCCATGTCACGTTTCATTTCTTTACCAGCTTTCATAAGTTGGTAAGCAACTTCAGACTTACGACCATACTTACGTACTACGTCATATGTGTTTGAAATTTGAACTGTTTTGCGTGAGATTTGAGTATAGTTGCCTAATACTGTTGTTGCTGCTAATGTTGAGAATGAAGCGTCATCACCTTCAACTGAAGCGTTAGTAGCTGCTGCTGCTAATGCGTCTGTTTGCCATTGATGGTAAGTTTGACCTGCTGACATTCTTTTTGCCATTGATAACAATGGTGTGTCTTCTGGAGAAATATCAAAAATGATATCTTCAAATGACTCTGCTATACCTTTACCGGTATAACTATTGGTTGCTGATGCTGGCATGATTATTTTTTCCTTTGTAAATTAAAGCATGTTTTCTATAAGTTTTTGAGCTGCATCTGACTTACCTGTTTTACGTAATGATTCACGTAATTGACGGTGGTTAGAATTAGCTTCGGCTTTAGTATCTTTAGAACCAGGTTTCACTACTGGCTTAGCACTTGATACTTTTTTCTTTACAGTAGAATTCTGTTGAAGTTTTCGCCATTGCATAGCGTCATGCAATACCTTTACGTGACGAGGGTCAACAATTGAGTTAAGTTCTGCATCTGAAAAACCATAATCCTTGCCAGTAGATAACAATGCTTGGTTAGTCTCAGGACTCCAATTTGGTATCTCTTTTGCTAGAATTTCTTTTCCTTTTGCTATCTTCTCAGACATCAATTGCGTTTGCTGTTGAACGACTTGTTGCTTTTTGGCTTCAAACTGTGAAACAAGTTGACTACGTTCTTGCTGTAGTTGGTTGTATGTAAAGAAAAGTTTTTGTGCTTCCACAAAGTCATTATCAGACAATTGTTGCCAATTCACGTTTGCATATTGGTTTAATTGTTGGTCTAATGATGTGATTTTTGCTACATCTTCAATTAAGACATTGTTAAGTTGCATCTGCTCTTGAAAGGCTTGCTCTTGAGCTTTTATACTCTCAGCATAGGCTTCTAGCTCTTTGCGTTGTTCTGCTACTTGTTGTGTCTTTTGCGTGTAGTCTAAGCCTTGTTGAGCTAATGCTACTACTTCGTCTAGTGGTTTTTCAACATCTTCACCATTGACTTTAAGTTTAAGGATAGCAGGAACTTCATCTTGCGACTGTTCTTCTTCCTCAGCTTCGTCATCTGATTCTTCTGTTGCTTCTTCTTCAGTCTCTACTTCATCAGTAGTTTCTTCAGCTTCAGCCTCTAGTGGTGTTTGTTCTTCTTCGTCTTGAAATTCAGGTGGTTTAACATCTGACTCAACACTATCACCAAGCATAGTCTCTAACCGACTTTGTGGTGACTGTTCTGCGACTTGGTCACTCATAGTTTTATTTCCTTGAAATTAGACAATAAAAAAGACTCGTGAGAGTCTTAAGTGGGCTTGTCCTTACCCAAATATCTTAAACTTAGGTCTGTCCGTTTGGATAGCTGCTAACTTACCTGTGTGCATCACGTCAGTAAGTTGCTTGTTTATTTGGTTTAGTAATTGTAGTGCGATTACTAATTTGTTGTGTGTCTTCTCATCACCTAATGGACTGTTAGCCATACTAGCAATAAGACTTTCACGAACCTTATCCATAGCTTCTTTATAGATAGGGTTATCTAATATCTGTGTTGCTTGTTCACCACGTTTAACTTCTTCTAATGACTTATCCATTATTATATCCTTTGTACCTTGTATCTAACATAACACCATTATGTGCATCTTCAATTATTTTACATATTTCATGGAATATTGCACGTTCATTTTCAGTTTCATATATTTGATTATATAAACTGTCAATTTGTTCTTTAGTAAAAGGTATTAATTTTAATGGCACTACATTATCCCTGATTGTGCTTTAATTTGTGCAATAGCTAAATCAGTCTCAGCTCTTAGTTGTGCCTTAAAGCGTTCTAATTCAGCTTGAGCTGCTATCTTCTCACGTTCAATTATAACATCATTCTGTGAACGTACTTGCTCTTGTTGTAGTTGTGCTTGTGCTTTTTGTTGTTCAATCTGTAACTGACCTTGCACCATAATCTCTGCTTCAGAAGGTTTGTCTTGTTGACCTTCTTGCTCAGGTGTATTAGCTGGATTAACCCAGAACTCTTCAGGGTTCTTAAAGCCTGCGTTCTGTGTAAGTTTAGCTAATGCATTGTATATCTTCTCAGGATTAGTTAAGCCAACAGCAATAGCTTCTTTTTGCATATTCAAGATAGATGTTAAGTGAACCAATTGTTGGTCTTTATTACCTGCACCTAAGCCTACAGAGATAGATAAGTCTTTACGAGCTTTCCATTCTCTAGGGTCTACTTCTACCCATTTGTTACGTAGACGAATAATGTCTGGTTTAGTAAGCGTTGTTCTCACTAAGTAATGCACAAGTTTAAATAACTCTTTTACACCTGTCTCAGCGAATGTTCTAGCTACTAACTCAATACGTTGTTGAGACGCATTCATTATCTGTGCTACACCGGTAGCTGTCTTGTTAAGACTGTTAGCATCTAATCCTTGATTGTAAGCTGTGATACCTGTTCTCTTTTCTTTCATAGAGTCCATGTATTCAACCATACCGAATGATGATGCTGGTAGTGGTGGATGTGATAAAGGCATAATACCTGAACCTGGGTCACCTTCTACACGAACAATACCACCTGGTCTTGACGTTAGCATATCATCTAGGTTTACTCTGTCACTAATAGCATAACGACCATTGTTAGCTAGATACATATTATCTAACTGACCACGAATAAGAGTAGACTTAATGAGCTGAATGTCCATAGTCAAGTCAGCATAAGAACGACCAATATGTCTATGTGGCATTATCATAGGTGTGATACATGCGAAAGGTACATACTCACATTTCTCTTTATAAAGAACTGTGTTACCTAATACGACCACTCTATATCTTTCACCATCTAACTTAATGTATGTGTCTTTAACGAGTGCTTCTTGTGACTCAATAGCTCTATCATATTCTTCATCATAGATATCACGTGCATTAGACTCTTCTTCAAACGTATCACGAAGGTCTGACATAATAGACTTGATGTATTCTAATGGCTTGTCAAACGTTTCAGCAATGTCAGCTAACTGCATAACTTCTCTGTGTTGAACAAACTTAGCATCTTGTAGGTTAGGACCATTAACTTCTACAGAAATCATCATGTTTTCTGGAGCTACGTTCTCAATATGAATCTCTGTTTCTTTTTCTGTAACCTTGAGCTTAACGTCATGTAACATAGGTTGCATAACTGTAGCTGGGTCAACACCATTCATAGCTGCTTGTTGATAGACAACATCCATGTTGACACTTGGGTCAGGGTAACCAGTATGCTCTAATACTTCTGTATTCTCATCTGAAGCCAACATTTGAAGTTGGGCGTCTGTCAACCCCTTGTATTCGTATTCTTCTTCTTCCTCTTCTTCTTCGGCATATACTTTTACATAACCGTTCTTAGAGAGTAGTGCGTCTTTAAACCATACGTAGAATATCTTGAAGCCTTCGTTTTGCTCCATCACTACATGGTTAATATAATCTGTTTCTTGTTCTGCTGCTTCTTGGTCTTCAGGACCTTTAGGGTCAAACTGAACAACCTTATCACCGGCTACGAATACTTTAAGTAATTGTGGTAATGCTGACTCAATAGTATCTTGAACGTCATACGATACAACTTGTGAACGACCTTCTTCTTCGTTACCGAATGGTTGTCCTAGGTAGTAGTCAATCGCTTCTGCTCTATCATTAGACAATGCACTATCATTTACACCATAGGCTATATTCTCTTGCGCCTCTATCTGTGCAATTATTTCCATGTCTTCTATATTCATCAAACAATTCCTCTATTTGTATATTGTATTTTCTCTTTGCTCCATGATTCGTTTTTCATAGATTCAATAGAGGTACATAAATATCTGAACGCATCTGCTCCATGAGAGAACTCATCATGTAGTGGCGCACCAGGTTCGTTGGTTGCAGAGTTTATACTTCTGCGATAATTCTTTAAACATTCAACAAGTCTTTGTGCTGACTTATCAAAGTATATTCTGTGGAAGTTCATACGTGCTAACTTAATACCAGACTCTATGTCTGCTTTAGGCACGATACGTATATCCCATCCTAACTTCTTCATAATATCTTCTGCTGATATACCATGCTTAAAGTCTTTAGACTGTCCGTCATGTGGTAAGAACATTGTACCCCAGTTATAGGATAAGTTCTTTAGTTGTGCAGAATAACTATCTAATGTTCTGTGGTCATCTTCTATATAACCAATGATGCGTAAGTCTGATATACCTTTTTGGCATAGGATAACTGACATACTGTCGTTC